CTCTGACCCCTTTGTGTTCGTCTATACGCGATTCACTTTCACTGGCTTTCGTACATATTACAAGCAGAAAGATGGTCGCATTGATGTTCACGCGGGCGGGGATTTGAAGCACGACGATCCTGTTCTTGCGAACTACCGGATTTGGACTACGATGGAATGTCGCGATGTCGTTGTGAGTGCCGAACTCTGGACTCAATTAATGGGCTATGATGTCGTCAACCCGCTCTATACTTTGGACCTTGTTTGGAATAAGATGAATATCAAGGCTTCCAATTTCTACAGTATTAATCAGCAGCGGTATGACGAGCTCTTAGTGGGACCCATCATTGAGGACACAGTTCGTTTGTCCTATGCACTAGCGAAGTCAAGAAGGGAAAAGGATGCCAAACTGCCTTTTCCCAAACCCACTCTGTCTCTCTAGAGGGACCTTTGAGGTGGGTCGCATACGGGTACCGGTTTGGGGAAGTCCCCCTACCGGAAATAGGACCTATACACCCGTCCGTTCGTATTGGCAAACACAGGGTCTTGGAAACTACAAGACGCCCTCTTGTGTATGCTTCATTGGGATGCCACACCAATGGGATGTTGATGCCACATCCGTGTCCGAACGATGCGCTCACTTTTGAGGCAGCTGTGAGGAAACGCTTCGCCACCGACCCTCCTAAGGCCGATAAGGCTCTTAGGGAGAGATTTCGGGCGTGGGTGATAGCAAAGGTGTGTAAGGAGTTCAAGCCCCTCGCTCCTGACACAGACGTTTCTTTTGAAACCTGGCTCTCTGGCACTAATTACTCTGAAGGTAGGAAAAATGACCTACGTGTTGTCCGTGACGGCTTTCTCAATGGCACTCGGGATAGGACACGTTGGATCTACAGAGTAAAACAGTTCATGAAAGATGAACCCTATCCCGAGTACAAACACCCTCGGCCTATCAATTCTCGCTCAGACACGTTCAAATGCGAGATTGGTCGTTTCTTCAAGGTGATCGAGAAAGAACTATACAAACATCCGTTCTTCATAAAGAACGTCCCTGTCGCAGACAGGCCGGCATTCATATCTGCCAAATTCCGACCTGGCAAGGTCATGGAATCAGATTGGAAGGCGTGTGAAGCTATGTTCACGCGTGACCTCATGTATGATTGCGAGTTCATTTTGTATTGTTTTTTGACCCGAGATCTACCCGAATTCAAATACTTTGCGTTCTTATTGGACGCCGTCATCGCTGGCGACAATGAAATAGTATCGAAATATTTCATATCATGGTGCGAAGCCAAGCGAATGTCTGGTGAGATGAATACGTCCGCCGGAAACGGTGTCTCAAACTGGTTTGTAAATGAATTCATGATGACTGAAGTGAAGAAAATGACTGATTTCGAAGGGACAGGAGAAGGGGATGATGGTTTGTTTCAAGCAAACGGGGAGTATCCGACAGCCGCGGATTATAAGGCCTTGGGGGTCAATGTGGAACTCATCGTCCACGATGACCTTGCCTCAGCTTCATTTTGCGGGATCATATTTGACCCCATTGACAACATCAATGTCACTGACCCTAGAGAGGTCCTCGCTCAATTTGGGTGGACCTCTCGTCAGTATGCGCAGGCGAAATCTTCAAAGCTGCGCGGGCTCCTCAGGTGTAAGGCCCTTTCTTACGCTCACCAATATCCTGGTTGCCCAATCATTGATAGCCTTGCTCAATACGGACTACGG